AGAATATCGCGGCTGGAATTGCAGTTCTGACCGGTTGGCGTCTTCATTATTCCACCGATCGCCGGATCGCGTTTCAAAGTCGAGTGTGTAATCATCAACCTTGACGCAACTCCACGACTTGTTGCTGTTCTCGCATTGAACATCAATGCCATCGATTTTGAACATCGCCGCATGAGCGCCATTGGTAAACCCGGTGATCAGACCATACTGCTCCTCCGCTGGTTCTGGCGGCGTCACGTTGCTGCCGCCGGCCTCCAGCGCGGTGATCCGCGCATCTTGCGCCGCGAAGGCATTGGCGATCTCGGCGCCGAGCGTCTTGGCGGCGCTGCCGCCTTTGGTTAATCCGCTCGACAGTTCATCGGCGGCGCCAGTAATCTTGCTGGTGTCTGTTGTCATGTTGTTACTCCCTTGAGCTAACAGCCGCGGCAGATCGATGGCGGCGGCGGTGGCGGAGGCGGCGCCACTTCTAAACGTTCATCGGTAGACCCAAAAGTGAGGCAAGCCCGGACCCCCGCCGAGCACGCCACTAAGCCAAATCACCACGGCAATTAGGCATATCAACGCCACGATGATTTGGCCAAATTTCAGTACGTTGCCGTCGATCGTCACCTGAAACCAATCACGCACGATCCACAAAATCACGTAGGCGGCAAAAAGAATGATCGCGATGTACAGTAGCAGGTTGAGAAATGAGAGAAGAATGTTCATGACACGCCTCCATCTCTGGCGATGTAACGTTCGGTCATGCCCGGTGCGTGCACGGGAATGTGACGATCACCTCGTCGTCGGTTTCGATGCCGAGATATTCCAGCGCGCTCGGACTAAGATCGGCCGCGCGTCCGGTCTTTTCTTCGTGTGGTCCCCAATCAGCCGGGTAACATTTGATCTTCTTGCCAGTTCGGGGCGCCTCGACCAGCGCCATTTCGGTCAGCAGCATTTCGCGCCATTGCGGTTTGGTCTCGGCATCGTAGGGCCATCTGCACGCCACGTAGGGCTGCTCGGGATTGAGCCGTCGCGCTAGTCCGGTGGTGCCTTCCGGCTGGTACGACAGAAATAAAACTGGTTTGTCCGCGGTGGTGTAAATAAAGGCGAGCCCTTCTGAGGAACCAACGCCGGTTGTGTCGTCGGGTCCGCCGAACCATGACGCCGTGCCCTCGACATAAAACTGTTTCGCGACTTCCTTGGCCTCATCGCCGACCAGCTCGCCAGCGAGTGCTTCGATCAGCGCCTCGAAATTGTTCTGATAGATATCGCAGTCGGCGGTTGAGTCAACGAAACACACCTCAAGCAATACGCTCGGCATCGTGGTCTGATTTAAGAAATGAAGCCCGTCGGTATATTTGGCACCGCGATCGATAAAGCCCACCGTCGCCATCGCCGCCGAGAGTTTCTTGGCCAGCTCTTGCTGGGTGACGTACCAAACTTCGGTGCCGACCGGCTGGGACCGCTGCTCGAACGCGTTGAAGTGAACCGAAATATCGAGGTCGCGATCCTGCTTGTTGTGAAAATCCGTGATGGTCCACAAGTTCTCGCTCTGGGTTTTGCTTTTGTCATCGTGGAACGTGATCACCTCGACGCCGTAGTCGGTCAGCACCGCGGCGAGCGCCTCGACCACCAGCCGCGCCTCGTCGACTTCATCGATAATTCCGGCGGCGCCGCGCACATACAGGCCATGTCCGGACGATACAACTATACGTTGATAGCTCATGGCTGTGTATCCTTTGGTTTCAGCCGGCGTAGCTCGTCGCAGCTTTCCACCACGGTGACGAACTTGCCGTTCACGAGGCTGACAACGCAATGCACCTTGTCGGTCACCAGCCGCCCGCGCGCCTCATGGATCGAGACGATTGCCGCCGGGTTGATATGGACATGCCGGCCATCGAGCGTTTGCAGCACGATGAATTCGATCATTTTTGCTTGTTCAACTCGCGGGTCATAATTTCGACGACGCGCTCAAGCCGTTCCTTGTTTTCTTTTGTCTGACTTTCCAGCACGGTAAGCCGGTTGTCGATCGTTGAGAGATGTGGCGAGCCCCTAGTCTCAAGCGTGCTCACACGTTCCTCCAACCGAACCATGTAGCCGTAGCCACTAAACGCCAGTCCTCCGACAAATACGAACTGAGCGATAAGGAAATAAACTAGCGTGCTATTGGTTTGTAGCCAGGTCTTGAGTTCCGTCACGCCAATGCCGTCGAGGTCTTGACGTTGATCGCCGAGCCTCCGCCGGTATTGCCCGACGTCGACTTGTGGCCGCCCGACGGCGTGGCGCCGAGCGTTCGCACGTCATAGGCGTTGATGGTGGCAGGGCGGTTACCGGTCAGGATCAGCGAATTGGTCACGTTGGCGTCAAGGATGGTACCGTAGGCGTCGAGCTGCGCGGTCTCGGTCGAGCCGTTGGCGTTGCACTGGATGCCGTAAGTATTGCTGGAGAGCCGGCCGCCGAACACCTCGGCCTTGGTCGCCTTGGCGTTCTGGGAGGCAAAGGTAATGCCACTGGTTGCGCAATCCTCGGCGATGAAATTGCTCAACAGGCAACTATCGGTCATCGAGCCGCCATCCTTCATGGCGCTGCCGGCATAGCAATTGATCAGGTGCCAGGTCTGCGAATTGTGGTTGGAAAAGCCATCGCCGACCACCGCCGAACCGGTCGGCGGCGCCGGGAATTGCACATTGCCATTGGAGCGGCAATCGATCAGCCGCAAGCGCACGTTGCGATCGAGCGTTGAACTATCGGCAAACGAGGCGCTGCCATTGTAGCCATCGGCGCCGTTGCCGGCGGCAACGCAGCTTGCCACCTCGCCCCAGCATTGATTGAGCTGGAAGCCATAGCCATGGCAATTATTGGCCTCGCAGTTTTCCAGATGCAATTCGGCACGATCGGCCCAGATGCCGGCGCCAGCGGCGTATTGCGCCCTTACCCCGACCACGTTGACCCGACAGGCATGGGTATTGGTGCCGACCAGGCCATAGAACAACAGGCAGTAATCATACATCACCTGTTCGAAATTGATGCTGTTCGGGTTGAGCGAGGCCCGCGCGTGGACATAGAGCTTGCCGGTATTCGTCCCGGTGGTCTGCATCGAGACGCCGCCGCGATAGGCGGTCGCGTTCATGGTTGAGGCCGCGACATTGTTGCCGAGGTTGCCGTATAGCGTGGTGGGGCTGCGGATCAGCCCGGTACGGCCACAGGCTTGGGTGGCGTCGATATCGATCAGGTAGGCAATGCCGGCGGTATTGCCGGCCACGTTGCCATAGTGGTTATCCACCATCCAGACATTCGGGGCGCCTGCGGCATCCGGTTGCGTGAACGAAGAACCGCCGGCCGCCAGAAACCGCGTTGCCATCCAGTCGAAATTCCTGCCGGTCGAGGTCCGCACCGTGATCTCGCGCCAGCGCGACATGTCGAAATTCATCGCCGGCCCGCGGTAACGGTTGGCGCCGGCCACGTCTTTCAGGATGATCTCGATCGAGCGCCGCGAGCTATCAATGGTGAGCGACGAAATCGCGTCGGCGAACGAATACGGATTGCTCGGCGAGCCGTTGCCGGCGCCGGTCGAGGCGGTTGGCGACACCGTGACCTGTTTCTGGATGTCCGGCCCCAGCACGTCGACCACGGTCGGGAACGATACCCATGAGCCGGCGCCGCTGGCACCGGATTTGCGATAGGTGCCGGCGTTGGCCGGATCGGTGGCGTAGGAAACTTGCGCCAGGGTGCCGTCGGTATGCGCGAGGTCGGCATCCATCGCCGACTTGGTGGTGTAGCCGATCATGCCGCCGGCGCCGATCTGGGTCAGCGAGGCAATCAATGCGTTGGTGGCGGCAATCGCGGTTTGCAGCAATGCCACCTCGGCGTCGACTTCATCGACAAAATCGATGATTTCCGCCTTGTCGGGCTGGTTCGCGCCGGATGCCGGCACGCCGTCGGTATCGTATCGCCGCCAGGCAGTATGACCCTTGATCGTAATCTGTCCCATTGCTTTAAGGCCCTTTCAGCCGTTGACGGTGATCAACAGCGAAGTCCGGTTATCCCAGGTCGCGGTAAAACCGCCGCTAGCGGCGCGGCCGAGCACGGTGGCGAAGTGCAGTGCGTTCTCGGTTACCCCGGTGACCAGAAACCGCGAGCCGCCGACCAGGTAGAAACTGGCGGCCGGCACATAGGAGATTGCATCGGCTGACGCCGTACTGGTCGAGTCGATGCCGATGCCGGAAACGATCTGATTGGGCGTTGCCGAGCCGCGCGGCGCCGCCTGCAGGGAGGCGTCAACCATCTCGTCGGCCCAACTGATGAAATTGCCGCGGATTTCGCTATTGAGTTCGGCCACGGTGTCCGAGGTCGTGGTGCGATCGGTGGTGAACGCGGTGCGCGATTTCTTGCGGCGCCGGTTGAACCACGACAGCACCAGCAGATTACCGTCGGTGTCGGCGAATGCCGGCCCGGCGATCACATAGGCGGCGCCGACCAGACTGCGGGTGGCGTCGCCGCTCTTGATCCGGTTACCGGTGCCGACCTCGGTAGCCGGCACGGTGGCCGAGGCTTCCAGCGCGTTGACGGCGCCGGCCGTGGCTGTTGCGTAGATGTAATAGAACGTCGACGGCGTTAGCCCGGTGGGCGCCAGCGTGAGCCCGGCATCGGGGATCGAGCACGCCTTGTTGTTGACGGTCAGCAAATTGCCGCGTAGCGGCGTCAGCACCAGATTAGCGCCGGATTTCGCCAGCACGCATTGCCCGAACGGCAGCCCGCCCGGATTGTTGATGGTCTTGTTGGTCAAGGTCTGGGTCAGCGTCGCCAGCCAGGTTGCAATCGAGGTGGCCAGCGGCCCGTAATTGGTGCCGCCGCGCGTGGCCGCAAATTTCTCGGTGCCGTTCAAAACGAGGTCGGCGTCTTCACTGATCTTGCCGGTCATGTGTTCTCACGGTTGAGATTGCTGGCGTTCTCGCGCGCCAGCACCGTGCTGTCCTCGCGCAGATAGCTCCGCGTCAGGGCCAGCGGCGGGATCGGTGGCGCGGTGCCCTGGTCGGCGTCGGGGTCATAGGCTTCGATGGCGCCGGGAGAAACCCGGACAAAGGTCCAAACGATGCGACCGCGGCCGAGGTCGATCTGTGCATCCTGAATTTCGACCACGCAATCCTGCAAGCCCGACACAAACGGGTATTGTAGCGGCACCCAGCGTTTGCCGAGATAGCGCAACCCGTACAGCGAGGTGGTGAAGGTACCGGACATTAACGGATTGAGCCGCTGCATGGCGCGATCGGCCAGCCGCCGCGCCTGGCCGTGTGACTGGCACCATTTCAGATCGAGCGACTTGACCCGCACCTCGCCGGTATCCGATATCGAGGCCTCGTCGCGCCACGGTTCGGCCTGCACCGACACATAGAGCTGCGCCGGGTCGGTATAGGAGATATCTAGCTGGTTGATCAGTTGCTCGTCGGCGGTGCCGTAATTCAGCGAGAACCCGAACACATGTTGTTCGGTCAGCGGCGGGTCGGTCGGCGGCACATACAGTCCGACCGTGATGGTAAAGGCGCCGTCGCCGGTTTCGGCCAGCCAGCCGTCGCAGGTTGCCAGGATATTGTTAACGACGTTTTCCGGCGCATTGTCGAACGCAAAAAAGCCGCCGCACTGGTAGCGCGGTTCGGTGCCGCCGCCGGCAATATCTACCAGCTCATCGCAGATATTGGCGGCGTTGATCCAATCGCTAAGGTTCGGCGCGATCGCGCTGGCATAGTCGAACCCCATGCCGCCGTCGACCGTGGTCAGATAGTGGATCAGATGCAGTACCGGGTTGCGCGTGAAGGCGGTTGTGCCGGTGCGCGGATCAAGGCATTGCGTGGCGCGCACGCCGAACGATGGCTCCGGTCGGCCGCGCGGAAACAGCCGGGAATAGACGCTAGGGTCACTCAGCCCGGCGCATTTCATGCCGCAATAGGCGATACCGTTGCCGACATGGTCCGCGGTCCAGATGCCTGATATCAGGGGATCGCCGATAAAGCTACTTAATGCGAAGTCGCCGGGCAGACCAAGCCGCGCTTCCAATAGCACCGCGCCATTGTAACGGCCATCGCCATAGGCCAGCACACTCACCTGCACCTCGCCGTTGATATCGCCGCTCATGGCGACATTGTCGTCGCTTAAAAATACCTGTTCGATCCGGTCAATCCGCCCGGAATGAAACGCCACCACGTCGTAGGACGTTGCCGGCGGCGAGCCGGCGGCTTCAAAGCACATGTAGTAGCCGGCGAGCCGACACTTGCCATAGCCACGGATGCGCGGCGGGATCGCCTGCCGCAACGCCTGCGAACCGTTTTCCGGTTTCGGCGGGTCGGGATTGTTGAGCGCGAATTGCAGCCCGATCGAGACGCCGATAATCGCCACGGTGCCGACCACGGTGGCCAGGCTTATGCCGGTGGCGCCGAAGGTAAACCCGGCCGCCGCGGCGCCAATCGGGGCGCCGAGTTCACCGGCGCCGACCAGGATCAGAAGGCCAACGGTTTCAGCCATGGTGGCGATAAGCCATAATCTGCGGCAGTGGCGCAATCACGAGGCCGAGGTCGCTCGTCACCACCGCGCGCTGTGTCGCATCTACCGCGATCGCGCCGGTCGGCCGGTGCTGTATCTTGCCGCGCCTGATCGCATAGGGCGCCAGTACCACCGCGATATCGCCGGCCGTGGCAACCGCGGTTGCATGAAAGCCGACCGCCGCCAGCCGCCGCGCCACCGCGGCCTCGAAACCGCCCTCACGCCGAACGATCCTCATGAATTGTTTCTCGGTTGAATAGCTGCCGCGGACGTCGGCGATCGGGTCGAGGCCGGTGATCGCGCGGACCCAATCGGCCATGAACACGCCGCAGTCGAGTACGCCCGGTTGCCAGCGGCGGCGGCCGATCGCGGCGAGATAATCGCTCAAGGATCGGGAAACGTCGGCCATGCCTTGTTGAACCCCGTGGCATAGAGCGGCGTGCGCTCGCAAAACCGGTCGCCAGGAAACCGCGCGCGCTGGTCCTGGTCGGTGAACCATGACAACCCCGGCCGGCGCCGGCCGGTCATCAGCGAGCCACACGAAAGCCGGATTGTGCGCGTGATCGGAATGTCCGGGCCATCCGGAACGCCCTGCTCGAGCGCCAGATAGTCCGCGACATAGTTGGCACACCATTTGATCGGCCCGAGCAGGTTGAGCCAGTCCGGTGCGAACATCGCAAAGCCGGTCACGACCGCCTTGCCCTTGACCTGTTCGGCGTCGCCGCCGGAGGCAATCTGCAACAGCCGGCCCGAAACCCCGCTCAAGATAAAATCCACCCGCGCGGCGCGGCCGTTGATCATCTGGTTAAACGCCGGTACCTCGGCCAGTTCGCCAAACCCGTAATAGGTGGCGCCGTCATCGTCGTAGGCGTTGACGCCCGGCTCGATCGCACCAACGCCGAGCCACAGCCGCACCGGCGGGGTCACGTCGAGCCGAAAGAAAATCCCAATGCGATACATGCCGCTTTCCAGCGCGGCGAGTTCGTCGGCGTTTAGGTTCATACGAACGCCTCGATAAAGTCGACGCTGGCCTGGTTGAAGGTCCAAGGTGCCACCGCCAGGTCCATCGAGGATGGTTTGCCGAGCCGCATCACGCAGCGCGGCCGGTCGAATTCCAGCGGCGTTGCCGGTGCCACCGCCTCGCGCAACGGCGGCATGAAGGTAATCTCGGCCAGCGTATCTTCGAGGTAATCCACCGTGGCGATTTCATAGAGCCGCCAGCCGACAATCGGATGCAGGATCGAAAAGCTTTCACCGCCGACCAGCGCGGCGGCAACGCTTATGTCGACGCGCAGCGTGGTCGAGCGTCGCGGATACACAAAGCCGTCGACATCGGCCGCCGCGATATCGATCCCCGACGTATAGTAGCCGGTGTCATCACTGTGCAGGGTACCGTCGCTGTGCGGCACGCCCGGCGCAAGCCCTTGCGGCACGCCCGCCGGCCACGGCCGGAACAGCGCGTCATTGCGCGGCACCACGAGCGGCACCACGCCGCCGTCGGCCACCTGGCGCACCGCCCGCCACAGCAAGGTCGCCGCGCGCTGCCGCTTGCGATCGGGCAACGTCGTGCCCTTGATGCCGGATAGCTGGACGTCGGCCATGCTACAAATCCAGAACCCGCCGCCGTCACTGCGCGCCACCGAGGCCACCGACAGCGCGTTCTGCCCCGGCATGAACGCCACGCCGGCCAGGTTCCAAGAATGGCTGCGCTCGCGCAACAGCGCCCGCGGGAAGGCGATTGTCATCGCATCACCCCGGTCGCCTGCAAGCTTTGCGCTGACGCAAACGCCCGCGCCTGGTTCTCGATCGAACGCGCATGCGTCGCCAGCACCGCCTGAATGCGAACCACGGTGCCGCTATCGGCGCCGGTGGCGTTGATGGCATAATTGATATTCGTGACACCGCCGCCCGCACCTCGCCCCAATGCGCTGTTCGGTACCACCATGCCGGAGGCGCCCGGCACCATCAGTTCCGGCCCGGCCTCGCCGACCATATAGGGTTGCCCGGCATTGACCGGCCCGCCGGCCATCTTGCCTTGCAGCCCGAGGAACGACAGGAATGGATTGATGCCGCTCGCGCCCGGCGTGAACAATTGCATGATCGATGCATTGATCGCGGCTTTCGCCAGCGTCTTCAGCAGGCTTTGCAATACCTCATCGAGTTTCTTGCCCTCGATCACCGCATCGGTGAACGCGGTCGAGATGGCCGAGCCTAGCACCTGGCTAGCTTGGTTCAGCCGGTTGATTTTGTCCTGTGCCTCGGCCTGGCGTCGCGCCGCTTCTCCGGATCGTTCCGCTAGCCGCTTCAACGACTCGGCATATTCACCGGTAGCGGTTTCGCCATCGCGCTCGGCTGCAGCGAGCAGCAACGCTTCGCTCCTCAGTCGTTCCTGCTCATATACTCCCTTGCCGGCCGCATCGGCGGCGGCTTCCTGCACCTTGATATGTTTTTCGAGCTGGTCGGTCTGCTTTTCCAGCGCGGTTGTCGCCTCCTCGGTTTCCTTGGGACCGCCGGTCGGCTTCGACTTATCGCCGCGCAGCAGGTTTTGGATTTCGGTGGCATGGCGTTGCGCCGCCGCAATCATCGCCGGATTTTTCAGGCCCGAGGCCAATGCGGCTTGCGCCGGTCCTCCTACCGTGCCCGGCGTCAACTGCATTTCCGGCGGCAGTTGGGTATTGAGCCCGAGCTTGCCGGTCGCCTCGGTTAGCCTGGTCCAGAATGACGCCTTGCCCAGCTCCTCGATCTTGCCGCCCAGCTTCTCAAAGATGCCGAGCAGTTGCGTTGCCGCCGAAACGGTGGCGGCAACGTTCTGGTAAAAATTGACCCAGCTTTCATTATAGTCGAGGCCGAGTTTCAACAGTTCCCTTTGCAGCGGCACCCATCTATCGGCGAGCAGTTTTTGCGCGGCATCGAGCCGGTTGGTGAGATCAACGGCGCGGTTGATATCGTCCTGGCTGACCAACTTGACCGCCTCGACGGCCTTGGCGCTTTCTAGCAGCCGGTCGAGATAGCCGGCATCGGCGCGCAGATTGTCGGCGACCTTTGAGCCGAATGCCTTTTCGGCAATGTCGAGCGCGGCCAGCCGCTCGCCCTTGTCGAGCATTTCGCGAATGATCTTGGCCGTCGCTTCCAGCTTGTCGGTATTGCCGATCGCGCCTTCGAACCCCTTGGTCGAAACGCCTTGTAGGTTGCCTGCTTCCTGCAATTCGACAATGCGCTTTTGCAAGTCGCTGCCGCCGAGCTTGCTTTTTGCCGCCTCGGCGAACCGGTTCAATGCCGCGGTGGCGTCATCGATCGACAGCTTGATCGCCTCGCCGCCCTTGACCCAGCGCTGAAAGAACTCGGCCGAGACGCCGGCAGCAGCAGCCTTCTCCTGCGTCTTGACAAATTCCTCGATCTTCGCCCTCGCAAACTCGGTGATGGCGCCGATCGCTTCGAAGGTACCGACCACCGCCGCGATCGGCAATGCTACCCTGGTAAACCCCAGCATTGCCTTGCCGAGTAGACCGGATTGATAGGCCGCCTTGGCTAACTCCTTAGAGAACAGGCCGAGTAACGGAAGGCCGGTTTGCAATCCCTTCAGCGTCAGTTCGGCATTTAGCTTGATCAGCTCCTTTGTTGCCTGCTTGACGGCCATCTGGGTGATGCGACCCAGCTCGCCCATCTGCTGCTCGAACTGTTGCGTATTGACCGAGATCGGAATACGCAGTGACGGCGCCATACGCTAGCCTTTCAAAACTTGTTCGACGGCATCATTGATGGCGCGCGCGATCTCGTCGCGGTGCGCGCGATAGGTGGTCCAGAAAAACGGTTGTGCGGATAGCTTGCTGGTGCCGAACTCGACGGCCAGGGAATAGTCGTATTGGCCACCCGCGCCGCGCTCGCTCGTGGTGGTCGTCTCGCCGCCGGCCGTAACGATCAGCTCCAACGTGTTGCGGCCACGCCGTACCTTGACGCTGTCGCGCAAGCGTCCGGTCTTGACCGGCGCCGCCGCCTTGATCGCCTCGGCCAGCCCGTCGGCCTGCTCCTTGATCACCGTCACCAGCTCGCGTTTCAGCTTGAACGAAAGGTTCTTGAAGTAGCTCTGTAGTTCCTCGTCACCCTGCTCGGCCATTCATCTGCCGCGCTTCGAGTTCGGCGCTGGCCTCGACCATGCGTTCGAATTCGATATCGTCCGGCGCCTCCGGTTTCGGCGCGGAACCATGCACCCGGTTCCAGCCGTCGACCATCGCAGCGAACTGCCAGAGTGAACAGCGGTCGACGTCATGCGGGGCAAAGCCTATTGCAGCCCCGGTGCCGTAGATCGCGGCGAAACTGATCCGGTCGGCGTCGCCATCTCGTCGGCCGGACCATTTTTTCCCACCGGTTCCTCGGTCTCGGCTGGCGTCAATGCCGACAGCAATACCCGGTAGGCGATCACCTCGGCCGATAACAGCATGCCGGGCGGCTCGACAAACCGCTTGATCAAGACAAGTGCGCGATCGCCTTTCATGCCACCGCCGATCAGGCCGAGCCGGATGATTTCGCGCACCGTATCCGGCCAGCCATTGCCGCCTTGTAGGGTATTGAGCAGATCGACCGGCCCGATGATCGGCGCCCCGATCGAAAGCCGTGGCCGATTGACCGCCTCATACAGTTCGCGCATTTCGCCGATCGCGAGCCGGAATTTATATTCCTCGCCGCCCCATTCGATCATGACCGAACCGTCAACGCTCATGGGATCACCACCGGCACTACCGCGCCATCGCTGACGATATTAACCGCCATCTGGACCTTGTTGCCGCGCTCGGCGGTGATCGCGAGTTCCTGCAATTTCGCCGGCATGGTCCAGGCAAATTCCGCCGGCGTGCCGAGTTCAATTTTGATGTTCCTGGTTTCGCCCGCGTTCCACCAGTCCTCCCAGGTCGCATAGCTTTCCTGCGCCACCACACCGGCGCCGGCAATCGCGCCCTGGTAGGAGACGACGTCGCGGCCGAGCCACGACGGCGCGTCGGGGTCATCGCAATCCGGAATGTTGGTGTCGTTAAGGTTGGCTGTTCGCGTCAGTCCTTTTGACGTGAGGCCACAAGGATCGGTGAATACTTCTGGCGACGCGCCGTCGCCGATTTTCACCAGGAATTTCGAGAACGGATAGGTGGTGGCTTGGGTCATTGTCGTTTGCTCCAATAAAAAACCCGCCGGGTTAAGGGCGGGTCGGTTGCTGGTAATGGTGACGGCGCTTAGGTCGGCTCGGTCCAGGCGTGAACGGTGACAACGGCATGCGCGGTGATGCCGTCGGGGTCTCGCAAGTATTGGGTTTGCTCGATCGACAATTCTATCAGTCGCTGGCCATCTAGCGCGATCTCGATCCGGTCGAGGTCGGCGGCAATCGCGGTCCCGAGCTGCTTTACAGCTACGGTGTCCGGCCCGGCGGCCCAGCCGTCGAGCGTCACGAACGCCTCGCCGCCGTCGAGACAATCGCCATGTTCCGGCAGCATTTGGAACGGCCCGAAACTCACGTACGGTTTAGCCGCGCCGCCCGGCACCGCGTCATAGATGCGCCCCGATACCAGCGTGCCGGTCTCGCCGGCCTTCAGCGTCGAGACAATGGCTTTCTGCAATTGCAACGAGGGATCGGAATAACTCATACCGCCACCCCGGTTTCGGCCAGCATGTCGATATAGAACCCGTGCGCGCCATCGCCGAGCAGCGGGTCAATCGCGGTGCGGATATTGTATTCCTTGCCGGCCTGGTCGGTGGCTTTCCAGTCAGTGGTAATACGTTTGGTGTCCGGCGACTTCCTTACCCGGATCACCACCGGTTGCCGGCCGGCCAATCGCGCGGCGTCAACCGCCTCGCCGCCGAGCCGTGGAAAGATGCCGGCGAACACCGTGCAGCGATCAACCCACCCGGTTGACGGGTTGCCATATTCGTCCTGCGTCGTATTACGCTCGGCGAACGTCACGCGATGGCGCAACGTGCCGGCGCCGTCGTTAACGGCAGCAAGACCGGAAGGCATTTTTTACAGCGTGACGCCAGGCGCCTGGATATCCACCGCAAGCACGGTGGTCGATTTTGCCAGCCCGATCAGGCAGACATTCATCCCGGAAACCACGTCGGCCCGCGGACAGATGGTGCCGGTCGCCGCCGTCGACAGAAAGTAATCGGTACCGGCGACCACGGTGGCGCCGATCGTGATATCTCCCGAGGTTAACAGATTGATCGGCTGGTTCAACGCCGCATTGTTCAGCGCAATGCCAGCCGGCCGCCGCGCGTTGACGTCGGTGGCGTTGTTATCGCACAACAGATATTTGCCGGTCACGCTATCCTTGTAAATCAACTGCCCGGCGGTGATGGCAACGCCGGCGGTGCCGGATGCGCGTTGGGCATTGGCGCCAGCGATGACGTTGGCCGGAACGATGGTTAGATCAACCATGGCTTGTTTCTCCTGTTGCGTAGCGGGTCGGGAAAGGCGTGGCGTGCATCCCTCGTCAAATAGCTGCCGGCCGCACAAGGGGCAATGATGCGGCCGGCGCCCGCGCGCTCGATCTCGATCGCAGCGAGTTCAAGCACGCGGGCATAGGTAATGCCGGCATGAAACCGCACCGTCCGGCGCGGGTGCGGGTGATAGTCGAAGTCACGAAACAGATAGACGGTTTTCACAAACGTGGCTTCCAATATTGCGAAACCACGTCGAGCATCCATCCCGGCGTCTGTGCCTCGCTGCCGGCTACCAGTATTTCGCGATGTTCATACAGATGCGCGGTATAGCGCAGCACGATGTCTGATATCCCCGGATCGAGCGCGGCGGCAGAAGCGGTGCCGCTTGGGATCGTGATCGTCAGCCCAGCTGCATAGGAACCCACCAGCGTATTGATCTCGACACCGTGTACGGTCTCGGTCCCGATTTCATAGGCGCTGGTAACATCGTCGCCCTCGATCGCGGCGGTCCAGCTATTGACCGGCGACACCGGCACCGGCGCGCAGCCATAGTACGGCGAGAATTCTTTTTGTGCCGGCTTCCACAGATAGGTGACCGGATTAACCGACACGCCGGTGACGCGCTCAAACCACGCAATCGCCCGCGCGATCGTGGTAGATATGGCGTGATCGTCCCAGGTGCCATCTACCCGCAGATGTGACTTGGCGGCCGATAACAGCCCGGCCGGCAACACCACCAGATCGAGCCCGGTCTTTCGGATGGTCACGCCGCCGCCTCCAACATGAATTCTTTACGCACGCCATCGGTCAGCACGAATACCAAGACGCCGTTGTCGATCAGGATATCGGCGATGCCACGGCCGGCCGGCCCAGCCACGCCTGGCAATCCCCGCTCGCCGCGGTCGCCCTTGATGCTCTCGCCCGGTATGCCTTTGTCGCCCTTGACGCCCTTCGCGCTCAACATCCAGCCGTCACCCGGCAACGGGCCCGGATCATCCACGATCGCGCGCCATTCCGAACCGTTGTGCGCCACCACATCCATCGCGCGGTATTGCATCTCGGCATTCCAGCGCCCGAGCGCGCGGCCGGTATAGGCGGCCTCGCCGCGTTCTCCGCGATCCCCAGGCGGTCCGGCGGGTCCGGCTTCCCCTGGTAGCCCTGGCGGCCCCGGCTCGCCCTGCGGCCCCGGCTGGCCGCCCTGGCCGGGCTCTCCGGATAGCCCTGGCGCGCCGTCCTTGCCGTCGATGCCGTCGCGGCCCGCTGCGCCGTCTAATCCGCGCTCGCCGGCCGGTCCCGGCTGCCGGATGACATTGCCATATTCATCAATCAATTCCTTGAGCCGCACCAGTTCGGCGGTCACCTCGCCCAGCGCCGCCGCGCGGTTCTTTTCTTCGCCAACGATGATTTCCGCGACAGCGCGCAGCAAAGCGCGATCAGGCAGCACGGACATGATCGATCTCGCTCTTGAGGTGATATAGCGCCAGCGCGGTCTGCTCGCCGTCGGTGAGGCCCGGATCATCCGGCTGGGTCTGGTCGGCCGCCGGTGCCGCTGGCGCTGATGGTGCCGACGGGGCGACCGGCTGCTTATCCCAGGCCGACAGCGGCACGACTTGCGCCTGCAAGCGCGGCTCATCGCCCTCGGTCGCCTTGGCGTAGCCTTCGAGCGCCCGCGCCTCGTTCGGCGAATAGATGCCGCCAAGCACGCCTTTGGCGAGGCCATCAATCCGGTCCTTGAACGCACTACGCAACAATGCCCGCGTATCGTATTCGGTGTATTCCCGGCCGCGTCCGATCGAGTTGGCGTTAAGCCCGACGAAGGCGTCCAACGCCGTCTCAATGTGATTGATCAGCCAGCCCAACCCGGCCGCCAGCCATTCCGCCATCACCGCCTCGGCCGATTTCTGCGTCCCGGTATCGGATACCCCGAGCAGGATCGCCGGCACCCCGAACACCGCCGCGACCATCTTGTCGTTCATCTTGCGCTGTTCGATTACCTGTTGATCTTCCGCGCTCATGGTCAATGGCTGGAACTTGAGGCCATGGGTCAAAATCGGCACGCCGCCACCCGCCAGGTTTTGCGACGTTCTTTCCCAGCGCGCCTTGAGGTCGTTGACCGCCGCCTCGGTCATGTTCATGTCGGTGTAGATCAATCCCGCCGGCCGCATGTTAGAGGCCGACTGCGTGAGAGAGGCATTGATCGCGGCGTTCTGGCCCTGCTCGACCGCCAGCGCTTGCAGCCAGGTCTCACCGATTAACGGATGCCTGGGGCAAGCCAATTTCACGTGAAACACATCTCTGGCCGGGATCACCAGCCGGCTTTGGCCCAGCAGCGAGTTGAATTCCAGCAACGGGTTTTGCCCGATCGAGTAGAAGATTTCAGAGAATGCCTGGCCCTGCACCCGGTACTCTTCGACCCGGCAGGCGCGCGGGTCGGTCCAATGCAGCGCCGTCACCTCGGCGCGATCGTTGCGCTGTGCAATCCAATAGGAATTTCCGGTCAGCAATAGTGACCGGATCAGATGCACCAGAAAGTCTGATGGCGTCTGGTATGGGTTGGGCGCCCGTAGCAACCGCGCCAGTGCCGACGTTGTAATGTTCTCGGTGCCGCCGGTATCCAACTCTAACCGATGATAGCCCGGCAATTGCGCAATCGCGCGGATATAGGCCCAGACGCATGCCTCGACGATCGAGCTCGAGGGATAGCCGCACGGATCAATATCGCACTGCCAGAAATTCCACGGTGAACCGGCCGGGATCATGCCACCGGCCACGGTATACGGCCCGGCGTGCCAATTGCCCTCGCCGGCCGGGTTGGCCTTCTGGCGCGGCGTGATCAGCCGCGCCAGCGATTGCATCAGGGCGTTGGCCATTAACGCTTGCCGGCCGGTGCCGGCTTGTGCGGCTCGGCCGCCCGCGTCGCATAGCCACCTTGTTCCGATTGCGGCGTCATCGCGCGCCGTACCGGTGTGCCTTCCGGTGGCGGGGTTTCGTCCGGCTCTTTCTGCGCTTCCTCCCAGATACGATTGGCCCAGGCATGCGAGGCATCCCATGCCGCGGTGCGTTCCTCGCCGCTCAGTTCATCGTGCTGGTATTCCGCCTCGACCGGGTTGCGCGCCCAATGCTCATTGATCGCAGCCTGACCGTCGGCCGCCGTCACCGTCAGGTTCTGGCCGCGGTACGGTCCCATGATGCATTCAATCATCACGTTGCCTTCCGCGTTCGGCACCAGCGGCGCGTCGCGGGCGGCCTTCTTGCGATCGGCCTCGGCCTTTTCTTTTTGCTTGCGATCCTCTTCGGCTTGTTGGACCCGTTTTTGCTCGGCGTCGGCCGCCTGCCGGTTGCGTTCTTCGGCGGTTCGGTTGTCGTCTGCCATTGGATTTCCCTTTCAAAAAGGCTGCCCCCAGATAAACGATCCGAGGGCTTTGGTTTCACCAGGAGACGCTCGCAATCGTCTGCACCATACCAGTACGGCGCATCACCCACGCGAGGTAGAGCGACATGCGGATGGCTACCGCGTCGGTCTGGAACAGCGAGCGCATCGGCGCCGCTACCACGTTCGGCGAACCGGTAGTGCCCAATGCCAGCGGCGTCGTATCTTCCTCATGCAGCGTCGCATCGGTCGATACCGCAAACCGCGGCGCGTCGCCTTGGGCGGTAGCAAAATCCGCCGCGTCGACCGCGATCACCCTCCCCGCCGGACAAGTCGCCGAGACGATCACCCGGCTGTTGAACTTTGCCGCCGCCGCCTGCGCGCTATCAAACAGGAAATCGCCGGTTGTGGTCTGCACCACGCCCATGGAAATCGCCTGCGCCGGGTTGACGATCAGCACGATATTACGACCGCCACCGGCGGCAATGATCGCCGCCACCAGCGCCTTGAGGTCGGCCACCATCGCAGCACTTGCCGGCGTCAGCACCGAGGCCGTAATCGGCGTCACACCATTCAGCAACCCGGCCGGACGGACGCCGGCCGAGGCCGCCACCGCGTCGATCAGGTAGGTATCGAGCGCAATCGAGGTGTCGTCGCTCATCGCCTGGCGAATGATCTGCTCAATCGATTGGGCGCTATAGGTGGCCATTTCTTCCGTAAATGTCGAGATGACCGAAAGCTTGGTTGGCGAGAGACTTACCGTGGTGAAGCTGGCCCTGCGAACCGGCTTGGGCGCCCCTTCCGCAACCCAGTTGCCGGCCAGCGTCGGGGTTGCCGCGCGCACCGGGATTTTCAACACACCCGCATTGCCGAATGTGTACTTCACGCCGGCGGCTGCCAGCGGCAGATAGATGCTGTCGGGGATCAGCCGATCGAGGAACGGCTGAGTATCGGTCTGGATTAATTCCGCGGCCCAGGTCGCCACCGTGGTATTCGCGGGATTGACCGCGGCGCGTAGCACCTGCTGGGTAAGTTCGCTGTGAGTGCCGCCGGTGTACATACCGCGCAGCGTCTGGCCGAGGTCTTGATCGTGCGACGCCTGCGCTTTGGCCCAGGCCGCGATGGCCCGGAATTGGTGATCCGAATAGGTCAGATGCTTGCGCGGCGCGGCCGGCAGCGTCACCCGTTCCGGCATCGGCTCGGTTCTGGCCGGCTGCGGCGCCAAAATCTGGCCATCGAGGGCCGGCGCCGGCTTGGTCGCGACCGTGCGGGTTTCGCTACTGCCAATCAAGTCGCGCTCGGCCTGCTGCTCGCTTTCGAGCACGATCCGCGCGGCCTTGAGTTGCACCGGCAGTTCGTCGCGGTAGCGTTTGGTTTCTTCCTCGGTGAGGTCGAGCTTGCCGGCGAGTTCCTCGTAGGAAGCCCGGATAGCGTTGACGTTCTGTTGTGCGTTCTGGATTTTCGTGGCGATGGTTTCTGCGATGGACATGGTCGAACCCCTTGAGGGATCGAGAGCGGGAGCGGCAGGCTTGCCATGAAACGCACGGTCGATTGCGGGCTGTTCGGTTGCAGGCTTGCGGAACACCTCGGCAATCACTTCGCGCGGATAGTCCTTGGCGATTGCCAAGGCATTCGGGTTTGCCGGCACACTGACCAGCGAACATTCCAACAGGTCACTTTTCTTGAAGCGGAACGGCCCGAAATTCTTATCGGCGTCCTTGGTCAGCGGCTCGGTTTCCAGCGGCCGGAAACCAACCGACACCGCGCGCAATATCTTTTGCGCGTGCAACGCGCGGATGTAATCGACAAAGGGTGACGTTCCCGCCTCGGCTAGTTCCAGGTCGCCGAGCAGTTGATCGCCCTTGATCTGGACGTTCGCCCATTTGCCGATCACCTGATCCTTGTCATGGTTGAACAGCGCGATCGGATGGTTCTTGAAATGGGCGAGCTGCCAGCCCTTGGCATCGACCACGTCGCCCATCCGGTCAATCGAGTTATCGGACATGACAAAGCGGTTCGGCTCACCGCCGGGCGGCGGTGCCGATTTGACGGCATAACGCATAATGATTTTCCTTCGACTATGCCGCCCACGGGTCGGCGCTAATCCAGTTCAAGCCATGCGACAGCGTCGAGGTGACGCCGCCGGATACAATGCGGATCATGTCGGTATAGCGGCCCTCGGCGAGGTCGGTAGTCTTGACCGCCGGCACTTGGATCGCGCAGCGTCCGGCCGGGCCATCGATCACCACGATCGCGATATCAGCTTCGGTCAGCACGGTTTCGCCTAGCTCCGTCACCAGTGACCAGCGTACATCTGGCGTCCCTGACAGATTGAACGGGGCGCCGGCATAGTCGAGCAGGGTGGCGTTGATCTGCCAATCGTCGCCGGCAGTCCAATAATAATCCTCATGCGTCGACATCGCGTTCCCTCACGGTCGATATTGCGCAATGAACCCCGGCGCCTTGCCGTCATCGCTTTGCTGCGCGACCAGGCCCGGCACCGGCGATTGCTGCGCCACCAGGCCCTTGATCTGGTTGACCTTGGCGCTTGAAAAGTGCGCGGTGTCGGCGGTTTCCGTTGCCGCCAGAATGCCGATCACGGCGCCAACGCCGGCGAACGCTGCGGTATCCTTGGCCTCGGTCGCGGCTAAGGTGCCGGTGATGACGTCAAAGATCGCGCCGGTAAAGACGGCGGTGTCCTTGGCTTCCGTTGCGGCCAGCGTTCCGGCCACGCCGGTGACCGCGCCGGCAAAGGCCGCGTTGTCCGCGGTCTCAACCGCCGCCAGATTGGCGTTGATGCCGGCGCCGATGATGCCGCCAACAAACGCCGCAGTGTCGGCGGTCTCGCTTGCCGCTAAGGTGCCGGTCGCAATAATCGCCGCGTTGAAGGCGGCGGTGTCTTTGGCTTCCGTTGCGGCTAAGGTACCGGTTGCAACGATCGCCGCATTGAAGGCCGCCGCATCAGCGGTTTCCGTTGCCGCCAGCGTGCCGACCAGACCAGCGTCGCCAACGAATGCCGCGCCGTCAGCGGTTTCAACAGCGGCAAAAGTGCCGGTGACATCGGCCGGCGCACCCGACGAAACCAGATAGACGCGCTTGCTAGTCGGATACCAGAACGACCACGGGTCCTCGGCCCAGCGCAGCAGTTGTTGCCGCGTCAGGAATGACGGTGCGAACATTGCGGCGGCTATGTATCCGTGGAGGCTCTGAAAACCTGACGGCGTATTGCCGACCATATAAGTGCCGTCAGATGCAGCGGCCGGTCCGGTCGATACCTGTGTGGTGGCTGTTGTGGTGATAGCGCCGGTCAGTAAATTCTTGATCGCCGAATGAAAGATGTAATTTGCGCCGCTCTGGATCGCGCTAGCGGCGATGAAATACGGCGTGTTGGCCGCATAAGCGAGGCCCGGCGTACCCAAGGTACTGCCGCCGCCGTTGAAAGTAAAACTGATTTGGCTGCTGCTGCTATGTCCGAAATAGAACCCCTTTCCCGTTGTCCCGGTATTGCTTAATAGATAAAAATTACCGCCTATCGAGGTATGCTGAACAATCCCGGCAACCGTGAACGCCGTATCGTTCGCGGCAAGATTTCCGGCAAACGTCGCCGACTTATTGCCACTGTCACATAGCAGCCCCGGCCCGATAGCTCCAATGATGCCGGATGTTGGCGAGGTATTGAGCGTGCCCCGCGCGCCGTTAACGAGGTTAGCAAATCCGTTATTGGACGCGACACCGGCAAACCCGTGACCGGATACGATGCCCTGCGCCGCCGGATGTGTCGGGTCAAACCCCGGCGTCGCACCCGCTGGATAGATGAGCTTGTTGCGAACCGGGATCAGGGGCATTCACTGCCCGATCAAGCGTAAGTATCTGCTACGGGGAGCACGCTGATGATGTGGCTGTTGGCGGAAGTGGTCGCACCGGTATTGTTCTGTAGATAGAATTTATGCGTCAGATACGGCAGCGGCACCAGCGGCGAATAGTAACGCCCGGCCGCAATGGTCGCGGTCGGCAGCGCAATGATGAAATCCGGCGCGCGGCCCAGCGCCGCCGAGTTGGTGGCTTCGTAGGTGGTGCCACCATCCCGGCTCAACAGATACCAGCCCGAGATGCAGCCGCCGGCCGAGACCGCCCAACCCGTTGACACCACATTCAATTCAATGAAGCCCTGCGCCGCGTTGTTGTAACTCGACTGACTGAGCACCGTGGCCGAGGTGGCGAGCCCGGCGTTAGCCAAGCCAGACAGTTCGGTCGAGGCATTGGCAGCGACCGGCGCCGAGGTGAGTAGGCCGGAGGTGCCGGCGGTGTGAATGAAGTTTGCCATTATGTCAGCCCCGCCATTTGGAGGTCATCGTGTGACACCGGCGACGATAGCCCGCCGCCACCATTGGCGACCGGCGCCTGCCACCACGGCATGACGACCGCCTTGGCCAGTGCGGTCAGCGCGGTGATGGTCTTTCCGGTGGTGCCGAAATAATCAACGATCATGCCGGCGACCATGTGTGAGACTTGCGCGCTGCCGCCGAGCAATGGGCCAACCACCGCGCACAGCCGCAGCACGTTGGCTTGCTTCTCGACCGGGGTCAGCGCCTTGAACTCGGCATAATCGATGCAGTTCAACAGCGCGTCGCCGGTAGTATAGAACGAGGTCGGGATTTGCCCGGTCACCACCTCGGCATTGATCCACGTCAGTTTCGCATCGGTGGTGCCGGCCGGCGCGGTCGCCCATTTGGCGATCAAGGCGTCATAATAGGCCATCGAATTTACCTTATGCGGCGTGGGTGATCGTTCCGCTACTGATCGTGACGGTCTGCCCGTTGGTGATCGAGAGGGAATTCAGCACCACGTCGGAGGCCGAGGTGCCTACGGTCAGATTGTTGACGATCACAACGCCGCCGCCGTCCTTGATCCGCGCGACCGCCGCAGTCTGGGTGCCGGCGCCCGAGGCGGTGCCGGATTTCGGAACGCCGAGCAGGGTCAGTGCGGTCGACGGGCTGGTGCCGCCGCGAGAAAATGACGGTTTGGAAAGCGTGATGATCACCAGCACCGCCGCATAGGCCGCGGTGCAAATCTCCATCGTGGCCGGCGAGGCGTTGTTGTCGATCCGCGCTAACGTCGCATCGAGCCG